AACACATCACGTTCCCAGTCAGTTAGATAATCTAGCTGCTGAACAGATCCTTGGTGGTGACTAATATTACGCCACTCTCTTTCTAACCATTCATTATCTCTACCTAACCTTAACCTGTGCTCTTCCATAACAATCTGCAGGTGTTTGTTTTGTATTAAATGAGATCCAACTCTTGTTTTATGAATAAAGCTATTAGACTTGAGTGGTTCTATCGATGGTGATGTACCAATTATCATTCCGCTATTTGCATTTGGTGCTATAGCTAACAGATGACTGTTCCTTCTACCACTACCTTTGCCAAACGGATACTCACCTATAGTTTTAGCTAAAGCTTTAGTAGCTTTAACAGCATGAGCTTTTATGTGGGCAAACATTCTTTTGTTCTGACCTACAGCCATAGCTGATTCCCATGGAATACTTTTAGACTGAAGATAAGAATGGAAACCCATAGCTCCTAGTCCTAACGATCTCTCTGTGAAAGCAGATGATGTGGCTCTGAATAGCTGAGGTTGTGGTGCATCTTTAATGAACGCAGTCAATACATTATCTAACATTTCTATCAGATCTTCAACAATCGTAGAGTCAATCCACTCATCAAACTTCTCAAGGTTTAAACTACTTAAGCAGCAGACAGCTGTTCTGTCAGCGTTAGTAGGTAGAGTTATCTCGGCGCAAAGGTTGCTACCTTTGATCTCTAATCCTTGTTTTTTGAGATGTTCTGGTAGTTCTCTGTTACTTTGATCTATAAAATGTATGTATGGTTCGCCAGTTCTGAATCTTGTTTCTAATATTCTTTCCCATAGTTCTCGAGCACGTACTGTATCGCGCACTGTGTTATCGTGAGGATCAATAAGATTCCAATCACTGTCACTTGAAACGCTATCCATGAAGCTGTCAGAAACATTAACAGCATTGTTAATATTAAAACATTTACGATTTGAATCACCGCCAGAAGGTATTCTAATGTTAAGAAATTCGATAATGTCTGGGTGACTAACGTCCAAGTATGCCGCATAACTTCCCTTCCTGGTTTGTCCTTGTTTATAAGCTGTCATTGCTGAGTCAGCTACTTTTATAAAAGGTATTGGTGATGGTGCTTTATTACTAACAGCTCTAACATCTGACCAGTGTCCACCAACTCCACCACCCTTGACTGACAGCCAAGCTAGCTCAGCTTGATGCTCTATCAGTCCTTCTAGTGTGTCAGGTACATAATTTAAGAAACAACTAATAGGTAAACCTAAAGGTTTCTCACCTGGGGCTGGTGCATTACTTAGTATTGGGCTGCTGAACATAAACCAACCATTGCTAACTCCGTCGTATAATCTTTGGGCTAAGTCCATGTTGCCGCCTGAGTAAGCGACACAAGCTCTAGCATAAGCCTCTTGTGGTGACTTCTCTTTACCTCTAAGGTAGTGAGCTTTTAATAAATCAGTTGCTTGTTCACTCATTTCTTTATCTTTAGATCTATTGATCTGTATTCCTAGGTATTTGCTTTTCATTTTTTCTCCTTAATTCTAGCAACCTCTATAACTTCTTCACCTGATTCATCATTGTATATTTTGTATTTAACTCTTCGTTCTGCATGCTCTTTTAATGCATAGCAAATACCCTCTTCAAATGATGCTTGTTTTTCCTTACGCATCCACATATAAATGAATACACATATTCCTATCGAGCTTATTATTATTTCATGTAGTTCCATTATAACTCCTTAATGTAATTTATTATTTTCGTCTGCCTCTAAAGTTAAGTAACTAAAACCTAGTCTTTTAAGTTCTTCAACAGTCTGCAGCCAAGCTACACACTCTAGCAATACTATTTCACTATCAGTGTTACTTATAACTGTTTTGATCTTACTTTTTACATCATTAACGTGTACTTGTCTGCTCATTTTCGTGTCCCTCGATTTCTAATATAACGTAATCTTCTTTGTCTTCGTCATATCCTCCAAAATGAGATGAAAAACCGGTTACTATTTCGCAGTGGTCGTCTTCAATAGATCCATGTTCAACCATAGCATCCATCAAAAACTTGTGCAGCGCCCATGTAAAGTTATCTATATCACGTTTACGTTTAGTAGCGAAGTATAAAGTATAGTGAACTGTTAGTTTGTTATACTTAGGTAAGGACTCCACGAATTTTTTTACTTCCTCGTGGTAGTCCTTCTTTGCTTTTGCTAATGTAGCCCAATGTAGATTTCTATACAAATTTCCTGTTAATATACCAGCCTTACCTTTTTTTGTATACAACGGAAAATTTAGTCTTGCTATCAATCTCTTACCCCTATCTTGGTGATAGTCCAACGATCTTTATCAGTATTGTATCTTACTCTAACACCTGCACCTTGATGAGATTGTCCTTCGCATAGTTGTATTAGCTCTGCTTTAAGACCTTCCATACGGTGTTCATGCAACATCTTTTCGTCTCTAGCTTCTTTCCACCAGAATGCCAACTCTTTCCATTGCTCATCTTCGCGCTTAAGAATATCGTTAATTCCTGGTTCTGGCTTACCTTTAAAGTATTCTTTCCATGCAGCGAGTATTGTTTCACGTAACTCAGGGTTTGAATCGTGTATTCTATGTGCACCTTCTTTATTATGTCTATCATAAACCCAGAAATGACATTTATCTTGCTCAGCGAGCATCATCTGTTGTTCCATTTGTATTTCATACTGATGAGGAAGTGCTTCTCCGTTCATCATTGTCTTCCATAATGGTGACTCAGATCCATTTAATGGGACTTTGATCTCAAGTATCTCTGATTTACCAGACTTAGACCATGTTTCTTTACCATCTAATGAAGCCATTAACGGCATTCCGTCTACCTCAGCAACTAAACAACAAGGTTCAAACACTGCTTGAGCAAAATTCTGAAACGATTCTCTAGCTTCATCTTCAAACTCGTTACCTATTGTCATAGCGAAGTTAGTCTTTATTGTTAACTCACCATTTTTAAGTTCCCATAATTGTAATGGTGTCTTAGGTATCCACGGACTTACGCCCATAGCCGCTGCAGCTTCTGATGCTGTACCGTATTTTCTTCTAGTTTCTAACCATAAATCACTACCTTGAGGCAGTAACGTATCATCGTATTCTATTATATTTTTAATTTCCATATTATTACTCCTTATTTTCTACGTTTAGCCCATTTTATTTGAAGATGTTTTATGTAACTCATCGTCTCTTTGTTAGGCTTTTCTGCAACGACATCTTTGAAGTTAGGATAACTATCAAATCTTTCTTTATACTTATAATTTGCCCAGCTATCATTGTAGTTTTTAACTACTCCGTAACCAAGTAACTGTTGATAGAATTCCTTCTTAAAGTTTTCACCGTATTCTTCTTTTCTTTCTACTTTCTTAGTCTTTTTATTTACTAGACCTAACTCAGCGTCTATGAAATCTACATAAGAACTTTTGCCTTTATGGATCTTACCACAACCTGGACATATATTATGACCGCTGAATGTTCTAAAACATCCTTCGCATACTATAGTACTAGCTTCTCTATCTTTAGGTTCTACTCTTTCGTTTTCTGATGATTTACCTACTGTAAGAACCCAGTTATGATCGTCAGTAGCAAAGCCATTAGTATATACAGCACCTGAATGATCTATAACTATTGCTTTATCTTTTGACGGATGTGGTCTTAAGACTCTTCCAACCATTTGAATATACAATCCTAACGATTTAGTTGGTCTTGCTAGTACACAAACTTGAGCTTTAGGAGCATCAAAACCTTCAGTAAGAACCATGCAGTTGCATATTACTGTTAACTTACCTGAATTAAAGTCTTTTAATATTTGAACTCTTTCTTTAGTTGGTGTTTGACCGTCTAAATGAGCTGCTAGTATTCCGTTGTCTACGAATGTTTCGCATAGGTTTTGACTATGTTTAACACCTGAAGCAAACACTAGAGTCTGTTTACCGTTAGCTATGTGCTTCCATGTTCTAACAACATCACCTACGAGTTTTGGTAAGTCCATACGAGTACTTAACTCTTTAGCATTATAATCACCTGCTATTAATCCAATACCCTTAAGATCTGGAATACTTGGTGAATAATAAATTGCTTCGATTAGACTTCCAAGTCTTGTTAACTCTTTAATTCCAGGAGCTTTAACCATATCAGTATAAATAGAACCTAAACCATTACCATCAGATCTTACTGGGGTAGCTGTAAGTCCTACAATTAAACCTTTCTTATATAAATTTATAATTTTTATATATGTGTTACTTAATGATCTATGAGCTTCGTCTATTATTATTAGATCAGCTACTGGCATTTCCATTGTGTTCTTTGTAATAGCTCTTGCCCTTAAAGTATCCACTGAAGCAACTTGAACTGGTGCAAAGTTATTTTCTTTCTTGTGATTAGCCATAATAACTCCGTGTCGTACTCCGAAGTCAGTTAATTTATCTGATGTTTGAATGATTAGCTCTCGTCTATGAGCTAAGAATAATACTTTCTTACCTTTATCAACGAATGCTTTAACTAGTGCTGCAGCCATAACTGTTTTACCAGAACCTGTAGCAGCTTGTAATATTATTCTACGTTTACCAGTTCTTTCTACTTTGATCAAATCATTTAAAACATCTTTTTGATATTGCCTAAGTTTCACGTTTGTACCATTCGAACATTATGCTTCCTAAGAAACCACTTATTAATATTACTTTTATTAGTATTTCCATTTTATTACTCCTTATTATCTATCGAGGACACTGGAATAACCAATGCCCTCTGTAGATATTAAGTATTAGAAAGTAATATCGTCATCGTCCGCTACTGTCACAGGAACTATCTCATCAAGAGATTTTTCTTGCTTAGCAGAGAAACTAAACTCTACACTGTCACCAGAGGTACCAGAGTATTCATTCAACTCTACTACTTGAACAGCGATAAGTTCAGCTGACTTACCTTTCTGACCTTGAAACTCCCAATCACGTACTGAGTACTGTATATTACATACAGAATCATTACCAATTATCGTTGGGTCCATTGCGTCACCGAATTGATCGACAACCATTGGTGGTTTCTTAGGATCGCCTGAGTTACGCCATACACAATCTTTCTTAAGCTTAACGAAGTTAGATCCGTCTTTTTCTTTAACAGCTGGCTTTACACCAGAGTCTGTCCAGATTTTAGCTTGCTCAGGAGATAACAAACAGTCTACTGACCATTCCTTTTCTTCTGACATGTATTTAGTACCTGCGTTGTCGCCTAATTTAGGCCATGCTACTTTTGTGTTTTCTAATATCACTTTTTTACTCCTATTTTGTTAAACATATCATTATCACTATTTTGACCTGGAATATCACCGTCCATGTAAGCTACAAAGAAGGTGGTATAATTTATCAGGTCCACACAAGAGTCCTGAATGGACTCAAAGTTCGTACTGTCACGTGTTTCCATTTGTTCCATGACAGATTTAATTCTTAACATTTTTGCATGCATAATATCATGTATCGTCGCGATACCACGAGGATAATAATCAGCCATAGTGACTGATGATTTACCTGTGTAATCTTCTGCTTTTGATTCCATTATCTTTTGACAATGGACTAATGTTTCTTTTGGTGTCATCTTATTTCTCCTTATTATTTTATAAAGTCTTCTTGTTGAATCGATTGATTCCAGAAGTTTATCATTTTACAAACAGCATCTATATCTTTTTCATATATATGTAGACTGTCTGCACTAAATGTTAAGTTACCCATAGTTAAATCAGGATAATTACTTAACAAATCTACTCTCATCATTTTCATTAAATGAACGAACCAAGGTATATCATAAACAGGACCAGTAAAAAGATCTGCTGATCTCATTCTAACAGTTGAATGTAACTTATCTTCACGTATGTGAAAGTTTTGATACATAGTACATACAAAATCTTTTGGATTTAAGTTTGCATGCTTTGCTTTGTTATACCTACATATAGCTTGACGAGTATCTTTATCTTTCTTCAATGCATTTCTTGCAAAGTAGTAAGGCGTTGTATAAAATTCAGTACGATCATATAAAGTTATATGTCCATAGTTAGAATTTATTTGGCCTTCTTCGTTTTCTATAGTTTTCCAGAATTTACTTGGAGCAGAGTCAGCTGTAGTTTCACCTGATATA